ACAAGATAAGGTGGAATATTTTAAAACAGTATTATACCAGTTAGAGCAGATCATTCGTTCTTTAAACAGTAGAACTTGGGATATTAAAAATGCTATCGAATGGAATAAGTTTACCAATGGCATGATGTAATGACCGATATAGTTTTATCTAAGAAAGACGAAGTTTACCTTAAAGTAAAGTGTGAACCTTCAATAGGACAAGAATTGAACGATCATTTTTCGTTTGATGTTCCTGGCGCAAAGTTTCACCCTTTATATAGATCTCGTATGTGGGATGGTAAAGTTCGTCTTTATTCTATGTTTACCCAAGAGCTTTATGTTGGGCTAAAAAGTTATCTTGAGCATTTCTGCAAAGAACGAGATTACACCATAGATTATTCTCAATATGTAGAACAAGCCGATTCTGTGACATATGATATAGTAAAAGAATTTTGCTTATCATTAAAACTTGCTTCAAAGGGCGAACCTATTGAAGTTAGGGATTATCAAATAGACGCCGTTTATCAAGCTATTAGTGACGGGCGACGTCTATTATTATCTCCTACCGGCTCAGGCAAGTCTCTTATTCTTTATTGCCTTCTTCGTTGGAATCTAAAAGCTAACAGAAAACAGCTTATTCTAGTACCAACCACTTCCCTTGTAGAACAATTATACTCAGACTTTCAAGACTATTCTAGTATTAATGGCTGGAAAGCCTCTGAACATTGTTATCGTATTTACGGCGGACATGAAAAGTCTAACGAATATGATGTTGTTATCAGCACTTGGCAATCACTATATAAATTACCAAAACAATTCTTTGCTATGTTTGATGTAATTTATGGGGATGAAGCTCACAATTTTAAAGCTAAGTCTCTTACAAGTATACTAAATAAGTGTACATCAACGCCATTCAGAGTTGGTACTACTGGGACATTGGATGGAACCAAGACTCATAAACTAGTCCTTGAGGGTTTATTTGGCCCCGTGTATAAAGTAACTACTACGAAGAAACTAATTGATAATAAGCAATTGGCAGATCTTAAGATATATAATATAATATTAGAATATGCCGATGAGATAAGAAAGTCCTGTAAAGGATTTGACTATCAAAAAGAAATGGATTTTATTGTAGGAAATTTACAAAGAAACAAATTCATACGAAACTTGTCCTTAAAACAAGAAGGTAACACTTTGGTGCTATTCCAGTATGTTGAGAAACACGGCAAAGTTCTATATGAAATGATCAAAGAAAAAGCTGGAGACAGAAAAATATTTTTTGTATCTGGCGACACGGATGTAACTGTTAGAGAGTCTGTTCGTTCTATCACCGAGGAAGAATCCAATGCAATTATTGTTGCGTCTTATGGCACTTTTAGTACTGGTATTAATATTAGAAACCTCCACAATATTATATTTGCCTCTCCATCAAAATCCCGAATCAGGAATTTACAATCAATTGGGCGGGGACTACGGACAAGTGGAACGAAGACCGAATGCAAATTATATGACATTGCAGATGACTTATCATGGAAAGCTAAAAAGAACTATACGTTACTCCACATGATTGAACGTATTAAAATTTATAATGATGAGCATTTCAATTACAAACTCGTAAAAGTACCAATCTAATGGAAAAAGATATTTACTTTAAGTATATAAAATTAGTATCGGGCGATAATATTGTTTGTACAACAACCGATAATTGTGAGAACGTTTATAAACAAAAGACTATATCTGTTACTGATCCTGTTGTTCTAAATCCTATTAGAATTCCAAAAGGTGATGTGCTTATAGAATCTTATGTTATGTACCCTTGGTTTAGTTTTTCAGAAGAAATTGAATATAAGATACCGACAAGTCAAGTTGTATTGGTTGTTAACATAAAAGATAATCTAAAAAAGAATTATCTTAGATATTTAGCAATGCAAGACAATGATGACGACATTACAGAAGGCGATCTTTTTGTAGATGGCGATGAAGATGAAATTGATGAATTTTTGAATGAAATGGGAGAAGAAAATGAAAACAACGAAAACGGTGGAACCGATGGTTTTGGAAGTACAAGAACCATCCACTAGTCCTCCAGAAGCATCTCATTATGTAGATAATAAGAAGTTTTTGGCAGCACTTATAGAATATAAGAAAAGTATAGATGTTGCAAAATCCGAAGGCAAAAGTATACCGCAAGTACCAAGGTACATAGGTGAATGCTTTATTAAGATTGCTACACATCTATCATATAAATCTAATTTTATTAATTACACATTTAAAGATGATATGATTTCAGATGGGATCGAAAACTGTTTGACCGCAGCTACTAAATTTGATCCTGAAAAATCTTCTAATCCTTTTGCATATTATACTCAAATTATTTACTTTGCTTTTATTCGCCGAATCCAAAAAGAGAAAAAACATCAGGCAACTAAATATAAAATTATTGAAAATTTAGATATGGATGCTATTATGCAGAACGGGGACGATTCTGAAGCAAGCAGACAATTAATTGATTATTTGAAAAAGCAATTAGATACAATAGATCCCGAAAAACGGGAAACTCCTGCACAAACCAAAACCCGCAAGAAAAAAGCAGCTTCGGCCGAATTGGACAATGATATTATTGACTTCATGGGCTAATTATAATATAATTCATTATGAATAAAAACTCTACCAGCAAAATTAAAATCGCAGAATTGTTCTACAGTATACAAGGTGAAGGTCGCTTTATGGGTGTACCTTCAGTGTTCTTGAGAACATTTGGATGTAACTTTACTTGCGGCGGCTTCGGTATGCCTAAAGGGAAACAAAGTGATGAACGAAATGTTATTGCAATCAATTCAGAAAATTATAAATCGTATAACGAACTTCCTTTGGTCAGTACTGGATGTGATTCTTATGCTAGCTGGGATGTTAGGTTTAAGCATCTTAGCCCTGTTTTATCTGTTGATGAGATTGCCAATAACATTGTTAATACGTTACCGCACAAAGAATGGAAAGACGAACATCTGGTAATTACTGGAGGCGAGCCTTTATTGGGTTGGCAACGAGCATATCCTGATTTATTAGAACATAAACTAATGAAGAATCTTAGAGAGATAACATTTGAAACAAATGGCACTCAAGAATTGTCTCCAGAATTTCATGACTATTTGTTTGAAGAATGGACAAGATTCGGTAGAGATTATGATAAGCTAACATTTTCAGTATCACCTAAACTATCAGTATCAGGTGAAAAATGGGAGGAAGCTATTTGTCCCGATATTGTTAAGTCTTATGAACGGATTGGTTATGCCTATCTTAAGTTTGTAGTTGCAAATAAAGAAGATGCTGAAGAAGCAGAACAAGCAGTTAACGAATACAGAAAAGCAGGATTTAGTGGGCCTGTTTATTTGATGCCCGTAGGCGGCGTCGAATCTGTTTATACTATGAATGCCAAAAATGTAGCGTTATTGGCAATGGAAAAAGGCTGGAGATATTCTGATAGACTCCAGATTCCTTTATTTAAAAATGCCTGGGGAACATAATGAATGAAGTACAAAGAATGATTCTAGAAATGAACTCACCATACAATGACGGGTTCACTACATTTGCTTACAAACAAAAATTACTATTAATTAAAAATGCTATTGATAAAGCATTAGAACTGGCGCCGACTCATGTAGGCGAGGACGAGTGGATAAAAGAAAATATCAAGTAATAAATAAAAATGTTACACAAAGGTAACGAATTTCAATCATCATATCCGTGTAAGGAAGGATTCAAAAATGTCATACAACAAAACAAAAACTGACCCTGAACTTGGTCTAAAGGTTCATCAACATTTAGTTTATATGGGTGTAGAAACTCCTACATTCCAAACAACTATGGATCGAAAAGATAAGATTGCTGAGATTGAAAAATCCTTCAGTCATATTATGCAAGTCTTGGGTCTTGATTTAGATGATGATAGTCTAATGGAAACACCTAAGCGTGTTGCCAAGATGTATGTTAACGAAATATTTTGGGGACTCGATTATGAGGCATTTCCAAAATGCACAACTGTTAACAATAAGATGAAGTATAACGAAATGGTATGTGAGCGTAATATTAATGTTCAATCCAATTGTGAGCACCACTTTGTAGTTATTGATGGATTGGCTACTGTAGCATATGTTCCAAAAGATAGAGTATTGGGTCTTTCTAAAATTAATCGTATTGTAGAATACTTCTCAAAGCGTCCACAGATTCAAGAACGATTGACAGAACAAGTTTTCCATACTTTACAATTTATTCTTGATACTGAAGATGTAGCTGTAATGATTGATGCGCAGCATTACTGTGTTAAGTCTCGAGGTGTTGAAGATACAGGCAGTTCTACAGTAACAGTTAGATTGGGCGGAGGATTTAAAACTGATCCTTCAGCAAGAAATGAGTTTTTAAGTATTGCTCGTATGTGCAAAAAATGAAACCAACAATTGCACTCTTTGTAAATGATCCAAAGTGTTCAGTGCAATCTAGTAATGGTATTTTAAAATCTTTAGAAAACCATTATCATTTTAAGTTATTTTCTAAAAATAAACTTGAAGATAATTTCTTTGATGATGTAGATTTAATAGCTGTTCCTGGAGGATTTGGTGATGCGTCGTCTTATAAAAATCTATTCAAGTATAATGCCAAGACTGTAAGAAAATTTGTTAGACAAGGTGGGAAATATTTAGGCATTTGTATGGGGGCTTATTGGGCAGGTAAACATTATCTAAATATTTTAGATGGTATAGATACTGTTCAATATATTAAAAGACCAAGAACAGATACCAGACGGCCACATGCTAAAGCTATAGATATCGTATGGAATGAAGAACATAAGAAAATGTTTTTCTATGATGGATGTGCAATAGTAGGCAATACTAAAAACTGTAATATAGTATCAACTTATGCCAATGGCGATGCTATGGCACTCATTAAAGATAATATTGGATTGATTGGATGTCATCCTGAGAGTCAAAAATTTTGGTATGAAGATTACACCTGGATGGAAAAACATTGGCATGACGGTGAACATAATATATTATTGTTAAAGTTTGTTAATAAATTGATGAAAGATAAAAATGGAAATACAACCTAAAGACACAAGTCAAGGCCACTTCTATGTGAGCCTCATAAAAAGCGTTATCCGTATTGGCGCCGGCATTGCCCTGGTCATGGGCTTGTTGCCTATTGCAGGCGGATTGTTCATCGTGGCAGAATTTTTAGGCGTGTTAGAGGAAGTAGTATGACAGTAAATATAATGGTTGACTTGGAAACAATGTCAACAAGATCGAATGCTGCTATTTGTTCTATTGGTGCAGTAAAATGGGAAGGCGATAAAATCTTTGACAAATTTTACTGCACGATAGATATTAAATCTTGTAAAGATGCAGGTATGCACATCTCAAAAGATACTGTCAAATGGTGGTCGGAGCAAAACAAAGAAGCGCTGCGAGAACTGACTAAAAACAATATCCCGTTATATGAGGCATTGGATAAGTTTAGAGATTGGTTCGGCCCTAAGAGCTTGCCTATTTGGGGCAACGGTGCAGTGTTTGATAACACAATTCTATCTAATGCATATTTTAATACAGACCAAGAGCCTCCTTGGAAATGTTGGGATGATCGTTGCTATAGAACTTTAAAAAGTATTTTTAATTGGATTCCTGCAGATGAACGAGAAGGTGTTTATCATAATGCCTTGGATGATGCGATCTTTCAAACTAAACATGCTATTAAAATTTTAGGCCCTGACTATAAATGAAAACATATAAGAAGCGTATTGCATTTTGTTTAAGTGATCAACATACAATACCCCACGGCGGTCTTGGTCAATTTGCTAAAAGCTTTATTGAAACATTTACGCCGCTAGGATATAAGGTAGATATTATATCTGATAAGCCTACATCCAATGCAGAATTTAAAGAGTATCTAGAAACACAAGGTGCAAACTTTGTTTATCCTTTAGATGTTCGACCATATAGTAATCACACAAAAACATTCATGTTTGAGGATTCTTATAACTTTGAAAAGATGAGTAATTTTAGAGATGCTATGATGCGAGCTCTAAATACTAATCTTTATGATATTGTTATTTGTAATACATTAGAATCATTCCCCGCAATTTATGCGTTAAATATCCATAAATCAATTCAAGTAATTTACTATACTCACAATGAGAGCATGGTATTTTTAAATGACAGAACTTGGAAGAATGAATTCACAGAGTCATTTAATGAGATGTTTAATGCTTTGATGAGAGTAAAAGGTATTACTATTGGTACACAGACTGCTAGAAATAATAATGAATTATTCTCACAGGGAATCGCTAATTCATATGAACTTCCTATACCAATGACGGAAAAGTGTTTATTAGTTGAAAACAATAAACCGAGAGAAGGTGTTCTTTGGATTGGTCGCTGGGAACCAAGAAAGAACCCAGAAGAATTTATTCGTGCTATTAAAGAAACAGGATTGCCTGCGAAAGTAATTACTAATACTAATGGAGCTAAGAAGTTTGAAGAAGCACTAAAAGCAATAGG